GTGACGGCACGCGCCCCACCACGCTCGCCGATGCCCGCAAGCTCGGCCTCTTCCCCTCGGTCTCCTCCATCCTGCAGCTCCTCGACAAGCCCGGCCTCGACAAGTGGAAGATGGAGCAGGTCGCCCTCGCCGGTCTCCGCTTGAAGAAGGACAAGAAGGAAAGCGAGGACTACTACATCGACCGCGTCATCGTCGAGAGCCGCAAGGAGGTCGAAAAGGCCGGCGATCATGGGACCGGGGTGCATGGCGAGATGGACCGCTACTTCTCCGCCAAGCTGAACAAGACGGAATTCGCCCCCAACGCGACGACTTACGCCTACACGGCCCCGGCCATCCAGTGGATCGAGGCCCGCGGCATCACGCCCGTCGTGAGTGAAATCGTGCTGATCAACCACGAGGACGGATTCGGCGGCACGAGCGACCTGCCCTTCCTCTGGCAGAACCTGACCAAGCCCGGCGTCCTCGACTACAAGACGAAGAAGACCAAGCCCGACTATCCGATTGAGCCCTTCCCCGATCAGGCGATGCAGATTGCAGCCTATGGCAAGACGTACTGGAAGGAGCGCTTCATCGAGTGCTGCGGCATCAACCTGTACATGTCCTCCACCGAAATCGGACGCACCGAGGCCGCGGCTTATTCGCCCGCTCAGCTGGCGACCGAGTATCGCGTGTTCCAGATGCTCTGCAACCTCTGGCGCCACCTCAACCAGTACGACCCCCGCGTCCCGGTCGACAACCAGCCCCGGTTTTTCAACTTCAAGCACACGATCATCTCGGCCGTTGGGGGCGTGCCCGCGGCCCCGGCCGCTGTCAAATCGCCGGATCTGCCGCCCGTGCCGAAGCCCGATCTGAGCCAGTCGAACGCGTACAGCACGAAGACGGGCGAAAAGGTCGCGCCTCCGGGTCCCATGTTCCCACCGTTACCGCCCCCGCTCCCACCCGAGGCCGCGCCTGACTTTCCCGCGACCGGCGCCACCATGGCCGAGCGCTTGGTCCAGTCGCCGACGAAGGACGTGGAGGTCGACGGGATCAAGTTCATGTTCCCGTTTTCCTGTCGCGAGCTGGCCGCCAGCAACCCCAAGCTGAAGACCAGCTACGCGTGGTTCTACCACCCGGCGACCAACACGGGCCGCGTCTCGATCAAGGGCGACGCCGCGCTAAAGATCAACGGATGGGAGGAGGTCATGCCCGCATTTGCGGCCGACGCCCGCGATCAGGACCGGGCCGAGACACAAGGTAAGGGACCGAAGGCCCCCGTGCTCAAGAAGGACGAACTCGCGCCCGACAAGCCGAAGAAGGAGGGCGTCGATTTCGCTAAGAAGACCAAGGAACTCCAGACGGAGAAGGCCCGCATCCTCGAAATCGAGGCCATGGCCATCACCTTCGGCAAGTTCAAGACGCACGCCAAGATCAAGAAGATTGGCGACCTGCCGCCCGAGTACCTCGACTTCCTGCGGTCCGTGCGCAACGTGCCGCCTCACATCACCGAATACCTCAAATATCCGGTCGTCATCAAACGCATCGAACGCGAAATCAAGTAACCTATGGACACCGAACAGATCCGAATCATCCGACTGCACGCGGAACACCCGCACGCCATCGACGCCCGCGTACTGGGCGACGACCTCAAGGCCCTGCTCATTCTTGTTGAAGACGAGGTCCGGGCACGAATGTCAGACGAACCGGCCCGGTCGTTGCAGGACGTCGCTGCGCCTCCGCCCCCTGAATGGTCGCTGGTCCGCAAAAAAGACGCGGAAATCGGCGACCTCACTTGCGAAGTCGTCCGGCTCAACCGCCTCATCGCCATCCAGACGGAGCAGCTCAAGCTGAAGGCTCCGCCGGCTCCGGCCGCCCCGCCGTTCCTCTCCGAGGTCGACACTTATCGCGACCGGGCGCTGACCCTGCTCCTCGCCGAGATGGACAAGCAGGACCAGAAGTGGGGGCCAATGCGCAAGCAGCACCCCTACAAGTGGAACTCGATCTTGATGGAGGAAATCGGCGAAGCGGCCGAGGCCACGCTGCTCGAAGACTTTGGCGCGGTCGTCGACCCGAAGCACACTTGGGAGCACGAGATGACGCAGGTCGCGGCCGTCGCCGTGCAGGCCGTGATGGGGCGCCTCTTCTCGCAGGACTCGGCGAAGAAGATCTTCAAGCAGGAGAACCTCCACGGCGGCACGGAGTCGCCATGAACCTCAAATATCACACGCACGGCGACACGGTGCTCGTCCTGCAGACCCTGCTCGCCTCCAAGCCCGTCAACCCGGCGGACGCCGAGCGCATCAAGGCCCTCGCCCGCTCGCGCTCCCTCTCCCGCAAGGAGAAAGTCGAAGCTCAGAACTTTGTCCTCAAGTATCAACTCAAAACCCAAACCTAATCATGTCCACGATCATCCTCCTCTCCTTCCTCCTCGGTTTCCTCGCCAATCTCGCCGAGTCCTTCGTCCGTCGCGAGCAACTAACCGCCCGCGTCGTGATCTCCGCCCTCGTCGGCGGATTCGCCCTCGCCCTCTTCGCTTGGTTGCTCCTCCGCAAGTGAACCTCCTTGCCCTCGACACGGCCACGGTGACTGGCTGGGCCGTCAACGCAGACGGCAAAGTCCATACGTCCGGCGCCGTTGATTTCAGCCTCAAGCCGACGTCTCATCCCGGCCACCGGTTCAACTGGTACGCTGACTGGCTGGGTGAGACGATCCGCGACTTCAAGATCAGCCTCATCAGTTACGAGGCCGTCGTCGGCGGCCGTAAGGCGGGCGGCAAAACGTCACTCGTACAAAAGGGACTGGAGGCCATCACCTATCAAATCGCCGCCCGTTGCGACGAGATTCCCGTCTGGTCCTTCTCGGCCGCAACCATCAAGAAGTGGGCGACGGGCAACGGCCAGCTAACGCACGAATCGAAGCAGCTCATGGTGAGGACGGCCCTGAAGGCCTTCCCAGATCAACACTTCGTCCCACATCGGCCGACCAAGTCGCAACCTTGGGCCTATGATGACAATCAATGCGACGCCCTCTGGCTGCAGGATCTGACCCACCAAGTTCGCCGCATCTACACAGACAACGAAGAACCGATGAACTTGCAGGATCTGGACAACGACCGACGCCTCGAACTAGCTCAGTATCTGACCAAACAAAAATGGCTGTCCCGCGGAAAGTAGCGATCAACGACGAGATGACGGTGCCCCTGTTCTCCCTCGACTCGACCGAGGGGCGCATCCCGAGTGACCCGACGTGGCGGCACGTGCACGGCCCCTCGTGGCCACTGCCCTTGATTGAGATCCCGGACTTCGTCGCCGTCGACTTCGAGACGTATTACTCGACGAAATACTCGGTCCAGAACAAGGAGCTGAACGACTGGGGCTACATCGCCCACCCGGCCTTCAACGCCTACCTCGTCGCCCTCGAACTATTCAAGAAGGGCAAGTGGTGGCGCTGGGTCGGACACCCGGCGGACGCCCCGTGGCGCGACTGCGCGAAGGTCAAGCAGTGGGTCTCCCACCGGGCCGCCTTCGATGAGCTGGTCGCCCGGCGCCTGAAGAAGGACAAGGTCATCCCCGAGGACGTGAAGCTCCCGGAGCTGTGGGACTGCACGGCCGAGTTTGCCGCCTACTGCCAGCTCGACCGGGGCCTCGACCGCTGCGCGCAGACCCTCATTGGCGAGACGGCCGACAAGTCGGTCCGCGCCAAGGCCAAGGCGGGCCAAGCGGGCGCCACCGAGTTGCGTGATTACGCCGCCACGGACGGCCGCCAGTGTGGCTGGATCTGGGCCGGGCATCAGCACCGCTGGCCGTTGCTGGAGCGCTTCCTCGCGAGGGAGCAGCGCCGCGCCGGCTGGGCGGGCGTGTTCGCCGATCAGGAACTCATGGTCAAGGCGAGGATTCAGATGACGAACGCGCAGAACGTGATCGCCAAGCGCATCCCATGGGCCAACCGCTTCCCGGTGACGAGCATCAAGGGCGTGCAGCTGGAGTGCGCGAAACGGGGCATCCCGCCCCCTCCCTCCCTCTCCCTCGACGAGCCGGAAGTCGAGAACTGGGCCAAGCGTTACGAGCGCCACGCCCCGTGGCTCGACGACATCCGCACCTACACCAAGGCTCAGCAGACCAAGACCCACATCGACCAGATGCGCGCCCGCACGCGTCGCGACGGCACGATCCCCTTTGAACTGATCTATCGCAAAGCCCCGCACACGGCCCGCTGGCAGTCCGGCGGAGGCCTGCGCATGCAGAACTTGGACAAGGACGAGTTCGAGGGCTTCAACGTGCGACACTTCATCGGCTGCCCGCCCGGCTTCGATCTGCTCAACGCGGACTCCAGCCAGATTGAACCGCGAGTGTTGAACTGGCTGGTCGGCGACCGCGTCTTCCTCGAAGCCTGCCGCAAGGGCGCCTCGCCCTACGACGCCCACGCCCGCTCGACCATGGGTTACAGCCAGCCCGGCCGATTGAAGGACTTCTCGGCCGCGATTTACGCCCTCGCCAAGGCAAGGCTCCTCGCCCTCGGTTATCAGGCCGGGGCGCCGAAGTTCTGCGAGATGGCGCGGACCATGGCGATGATCATCATCTTCGAACAGGAGTCCTCCTATTGTCCCTCGATGGCGGACAAGGACCCGAGCAAGTGGCAGTTCTTCCGCGCCAGCCAGATCCGCGACCGGATCGCGAACAACGACCTCGCCGGCTGGTCCATCTTCCCGCCCGCGGTCGACGTGGTCAAGGACTTCCGCTCCAAGTCACCGCTCATCTGCGACTACAAGACCGGGATTTGGGCCAAGTGCGAGCAGGAGATGGAACGGGACGACGGCCGCGATCACCACGTCATGCTGCCGAACGGCGAGCGCATCACGTACTTCGACGTCAAGGTCAAGCGCGAGTTCAACTCGATGCGCAACCGCACGGAAAAGACGCTCACCGCTTGGGTGATCAAGAACTCGCGCAATCCCAAGCAGCACGTCGAGACCTACGGCGGCAAGCTGACGGAGAACCGGGTCCAGCGCATCGCCCGCGAGCTGCTCGCCTACTGGAAGGCCGAATGCATCCGCCAGCTTTCACCTTACGGTTACCGCTATCGTTGGTCCGTGCACGACGAACTGAACGGCTACGCGCCGAAAAAGGAGAGCAAGTACCTCCTCGAAGCCAAGCTCGCCATCATGAGCACGCCCCCGCCATGGGCCGCCGACCTGCCCGTCGCGGCCGAGGGCCACATCCTTCACCATTATGCCAAATAGACCGCCACCGCGCCACCCGCACGAGTTCGTCGTCAACATCGTCATCGCGATCACCGTCTGGGCCTTCATCCTGATCTGGACTCATGGTTGCAGCGTTGAACGCTGAACACTTGACGCTCAACGCCCGGCCTGATCTCATCGGTCCATGCCATACCACACCCCTCTCGATCCCCTGCCGCGTCCCTTGGAGACGACGTTCAACAAGCACGGCCACACTTACGAACAATCGATCCGCACCGACAACGCGGCGATTTTCAACGTCTTCCTCGTCGCTCCTCACGCCAAGCGCCTGATCGGTTATGAGTTGATCCGCGTCCGCGTGAAGGAGGCCGCGAACCTGCCCGGCGGCAAGACCGTTCCGCGCCGGGAGGTCTACCCCAACGACGAGGAGTTCGGCCGTCATGGCTGGTACTTTTCCTATGGCGAGTTCGAGACCGTGCTCGCCCGGTTCAAGCTGCTCCTCGAAGAAGAGAACCATGGCCCGACTGAGTAGCAAGCTGGAAAGGTGGGCCAGTCAACCGCTCGAACCGGGCCAAGGCCTGCACTTGGACATCTTCCGCGCCACGATCATCATGCTGGAGCAAGGCTACCCGGACCAGACGGTCTTCGAGTTCATCCGCCGGGCGGCCGACACCGTGCCGGACCGACACGTCCCGGACCGGGAACTGCATGGCGCCATCCGTTACGCCAAGGCCCGGCTCGCGGGCGAGGCCGGCGCCCTCAACACGTGGCCGAAATTCGAGCAGGCCTACCGGGCCGAGGTCGTCCTACAGCACGCGGTCGACCTGCGACGCATGGCGGCCGCGAGCGCCAAGCTCCCGGTCGAGCCGTTCGAGTACCTCAAGCGGATCTACAGTCACGATGACTTCATTTGCCTCGGCGTCTCGGCCTTCGAGTTCGGCACACAGCGCCTCGGCGAATGGTTCGAGCCGATGCAACATCATGAGTACGAGTATATCAGCCCGAACCCGATGAAGTATGAGTGGGGCTTCACCAAGGACAACGAGCCGTCGATGCACTGCCTCGACAACTGCGGCCCCAAGATCTTTCAGGTCGTCGAGTTCGACTTCGGCACGACGGCCGAGCACGCCGCGATTTTGAAGTTCCTCGCCAAAAAGATGCCGCTCGTCCTGATCGTGTACTCCGGCGGCAAGTCGCTGCACGGCTGGTTCAATGTGAAGGGCCGGGCCGAGGAGCAAATCCTCGCCTTCTTCAAGGACGCAGTCACCCTCGGCGCCGATCCGAAGATGTGGTCGCCCGTCCAGTTTTCCCGCCTCCCCGGCGGCACGAATTCCAAACATAAACGTCATCAATCCGTCGTCGTCTGGCAACCCCACAATTTATGAGTGAAAACACCGATCCCTTTGTCGTCCTCGCCCGCTGGCTCACGCCTCCCGCTCAATTTGCCACTCACGAGCTTTCAACGGCCGACTATAATTCCGTCGTTGCCGCTGCTCGTAATCGAGAAATCGCTCAAACCGCGGCCCAGATTCGAGCGAGTCAACCCGGTGACCATCTCAAGGTGAGCGCGATCCGATTGCACGCGCTCGCGATCCGCATCGCCGCCCTCGAACGCGCTGCGCGATGAGCGACGCCGCACATGGGCGCGGGAATTTTCGGGCGTTTGTCGCTGCACATCAGCACGAACTGCCACCTCCGCCCATCGATTTGAAGTCACTGCCCCTCCCGGCCGCGACCGAGCCCCCGCTCCCGCCGCTGCCCTTGCCCGTCCCGGCGCTCGTGCCAGTCCTGAACGGCCCGGTCCTCGGTCAACTCCCAGAGTTTCGCCGCGCCAGTCAGATCGACCCGGCCCGCATCAAGCTCCCGCCCCTGCTCATCGACGGCTTGCTGCACGTCGGCTGCAAGATGCTGCTCGCGGGCGGGTCGAAATCCTTCAAGTCATGGTGTCTGATCGACCTCGCCCTCTCGGTCGCGGATGGCAAGCCGTGGTGGGGCCTGAAGGTGCAGCAGGGCCTCGTCCTCTACCTCAACTTCGAAATCATCGAAGGTTTCTTTGAACAGCGCATCGTCTCCATCGCCCACGCGAAGGGGATGACTGGGTTGCCCGATGGTCTCGTCATCTGGAACCTGCGCGGCCACTGCTACGACCTCGCCGCGCTGACCAAGGTCCTCACCGCCCGCCTCGCCGCGCTGGGTCAACCGGTCGCGATGATCATCGTCGACCCGATCTACAAGGCCCTCGGTGATCTCGACGAGAACTCGGCATCTGATATGACGAAGCTCATGAACCTGATCGAGTCCTTCGCCCTGCCCTCCGGGGCGGCCGTCGTCTTCGGTGGTCACTTCGCCAAGGGCAACGCCTCCGCCAAGGAAGCGAAGGACCGGCCCTCCGGCTCCGGCGTCCTGATCCGCGATCCCGACTGCATCCTCACGCTCACCCGCCATCAGGAGGACGATTGCTACACCGTCAACACGGAGCTGCGCTACCTGCCCCGGCTCCCCGAGTTCGTCGTGCGTTGGACCTTCCCGATCATGGTGGCCGACGAGGCCCTCGACCCACGGCAACTCTACTCACCCGGCGACAAGCCGAACGGAGAGACCGCGAACCCGGATCAACCGAAGACCTTCGGCGAAGGCGACGTCCTCGACTGCTTGCCCCGACAGGGCGCGCAGGATACACTGTGGCGCAAGATGGTCGCCCTCAAGTTCGGCCGCACCGGCCAAGCGTACTACGAGTGCAAGGCCAAACTGCTGGCGAACAAACTCGTCGTGAAGCAAGGGCAAAAATATTATCCCGCCAATCTCAACCTCAACAATCCACACCAGCCATGAGTCTCCATGTCGATAAACCCGTCATCCATCGAGTTGCACAGGCCGTGAAGGCCGAACTCCCACCTCATACCGGCTTCATCGTTTTTGTCTTTCCTTTTGATCGCGACCGCATTTTAGGCGACAGTGAACCCCGTCTGAGCTACGTCTCGAACGGTGAGCGCAAGGACTGCATCAACCTGATCAAGGAGTGGATGCTCAAGTGCGGAGCGGCCGAAGACTGGATGAAACACATTTAACCCACCACTAATATGCTCGACCCAAAGAAAATCACTGTCACGCGTGAGCCGCTCATCGTCAACGGCCTCCTCACCTTTATCGGCACGATGGTCTTCAACGTGCGCGAGACGCTCCGCGCCGAACTGTTCCCACCGAACGACCCGCCGATGCAGGCCCAGATCATCGATCAGGTCGAGAAGTCGCTCGCGACCAAGGCCCACCTCGCCGCCTACGGAGACTTGATCGCGCCCGTGCTCAAGCTGGCGTGGATCGCCCGCAAGGCCCCGCCCAACTACCAATATCAGGCGGAACAGGTGATCAACGAACTGTCCCGGCTCCTGCGCATCAAGCACGCGGCCGTGCCGGGCGCCGCGCCCACCGTGACAAGCGAAACCAAGCTTGACAAGCCCGCCAATGGAAGCTGAAATTGCCGGCATGGAGACATGGCAGATCATCGCAATGTTCTTGGTGCTCGGTCTCACCTCATGGTTTCTCGTGATCCGCATGGCGCGCTACGTCGACGCCAAGGACGAGAGCATCAAGCCCGGCGATGTTTTTTCGGCCCGTGATCTCCGCCACAAGTCCGTGACCCTCTACATCATCGATACGCACGAGGGCCGCGTCACCTATGAGGTCGACAACGGACTTCAGGTCGTCGCCCTCAATGAGGCGGAGGAGATCTTCAAATCGTGGTGGCCGGATCGCGTCCGCCTACCGTCCGCTCCCAGTCGGGCCGGCATCGGCCGTGCCGCTATTCGCAGTTCGCGCTCGCCGTTTGGCTAAACGCGTCAGATACTTCATCTGAGCCAAGTTGATCATCTGCTCGCGGTTCGTGCACCCACCGCACCCCTTAATCTTGTTGCGCGTGAGTTCCGGCATCGGCACCAAGTCCAGCGTCTTGTGAATGAACTGCTTCAATTGCGTGCCGATCAGGGGCTTCGGCTTATAGTCCGGATTCGGGCGGAAGGTGACGGTCTGGGGCTTCATGTTGGGACGCAGGTGAGGGTTGACATCTTGGTTCGCGAAATCGTGCCGACCGCATTAGGGATCACGGCCGAGACCGTTTTGAGCAGACCAGTTGCGTCCGTCGTCGCGTTCACGGACGACACCCCGAACAGGCTGTAGTCGCTATCGTCGGGCGTCGTCACGCCGTCCCACGTCGCCCGCCAGATCTCGACTTCGACCGTGTACTCGGTACTAGGCAGGAGGTGATTGCGCCGGAGCCGCCAGACGCCGTGCTGATAAGGAAAGCAACTACCACCATTGATATCGGCCGGGGCCGGCGTCGCGTAAAACGAGTAACCTTCGACCGGAGTCCATACATCCCAGTTGTCCGAGCCGTCCTCTTCACTCGATCCAGCGGCCGCCAGCATGCGGGCGATGGCGTCGTCGGCTGTGTCCTCATCGCTGTAGCTATCAGTTGCGTCACCAGTCACGACCACTCCGGCGCCCGCATCACCGATCACATGACAGTCTCCGCTCCCCGAGTAATGCGCAGTCGTGTCCGTCTCCTCATACACGTCGGCCGGAGTGTTCGGGGTCATCGAGTTACAACTGACGCCCACATCGCTCCCGCCCTGTGACAGAGTGCTGGTCGTGCAGGGATCCAAGAACGAGCAAGAGCCCGGAAAGCATCCGGTCGTTGGATCGACCGTCATCGACCCACTGAATTCCTCATCACTCGATCCGGTCGATGCAGCGCCACTATCGCAAGATTCGAAATATTCTGCGTGTAACGTGCCGGACCATGTGCGGACCTTCCACCATTTGCCGCCCCACGCGCATCCGCACATGCACACGCCCGAATTGTTCTGGCTGGTCCATCGGGTCTCGAATACGTCCAGCGCCGGGCCTTGGACTACGCAGCAACAGACGGCCTTGAAGGCAAAACTCGGCGAGTTATCGCCCTGAGGTGGCCAGACGCGCGCCATAGATCAGACTCCCCAGAATTGAGGCAGGCCCGGCGAAAACGCGATAGGAGGATCGGCCTCCGCATCCGCGACCACGCGACCGCACAGCGTATGCTTGAGTCCGTGCGTCACATTTTGCCGGATGTCGGTCACCATATCTGGGACCGTGTCACCATCGCCGGCCACGACGTCAACCTCGCCGATAATCTGGTATCCGAGGACGGCCGGGTCGCCACCGTCGCCGGCCTCCGTCCAATCCTTCTGCGCGACGATGTAGACGTAGTCGATGTCCGGCACGAGGACGGAGTCGTCCTCCACAATCGCCACAGCCATGAAGATGATCCAAGTTCCGCTCGTCGCGGGCGGAGTGAGAGCGATCTCAGTCAACGTATCCAGCTCCGTCGTACCATCATCAAGGGTCGGCGTCAGGTTGTTGAGCAGGCCGAAGCGGATATTGACCTTCGCTCCAGTCCCATCGCTAGCGTCTGTCAGCTGAAAAGGGTGAATGATCTTGCCGGGCGGACCACCCGCGCCGGCCTCCGGGGTGGACTGCAGGCTCACGATCACTCCCGTCGTGCTACTTGTCAGGCGGATGCCGAGGCCCTGTCGGACGACGAGTGACTGGACGAAGGCGAGGAGCTTGTTGTAGTCATCGGCCCGCACGGGTTGATTCGGGACGACGGGGCGAGGCAGGATGGGCATGGTTTAAGAAGCTTTAATAAACAGTGTCCTTGTCGAGGAGGATGAGCCGGGCGCCCTGCCACTCCTCCTGCTGCAACCACTCCGTGCCGAACCCCTGCTTGCTGCTCCGGTCAACCGTCTTCAGCCAGCTATAGCCGGAGGGCACGCCCGTGAACGGATCACCCGAGATCTTTTGACCTGCGTCGCCCGTGTCGGGCGCGTTCCAGCCGCGGAAACGACGCGTCCGCCGGGCGACCGGGGCGCAATCAAGGAAGGCCTCAACGCCAACGAGCCGGAGTTTGGCGTAATCCTGCGCGTCCTTATCAGGCTTGTTCGTGGTCGAGAGGGTCTGGACCGAGCCGATAGCCTCGCCGTCCTTGTTGCGATAGTAGAACTGGAACGCGGCCTTGAGCTGGAGATCCGACTCCTTTTCCCACTGCTCGACCGAGGTCCAGTCAGCGGGCGTCATGGTCGACCACGCGGGGTGCTGGCGCAACTGCTTTTCCAAACTCGCCCACTCGATCTCGATAAACGGATACTGGCCATCGCTGACCTCCGAGGGTGGACCGCTCGTGTTGGAGAACGGGATGAGGAAATCACCATCCGTGCCCTCGGCCACATCCTCGACCTCACCCTTCGAGTCGACAGTGAAGGCCTTCTGAATCGTCGTGATCTGTAGTTCCTTCCACGTCGACAGGTCCACGTTGCGGAGCACGGCCGACTGGATCGGATGACCGAGGTAAATCATGCCATTTGAGGGCAGATATAGACTGGTCCCTACGGCGAAGTAAATGTAGGTTCGCACGCATCCGCCAACGTCCGTGCTGATCTGGGGATAGTCGGCCTTGAGTCCGGGAAAGGGAAAGGAAACGCTCATAGGGGTTTACTGATAGACGGGCGGTTGGGCAAAGGCCTTCTGATTAAGAACCTGCAGCTCGCGCTTGATCCCGTCCAAGAGATTCGTCTGCTTGCGGTCCTCGGCCAGCTTATCGGTCGGCGCCCCCGTGATCAGGCCGAGCCGGGACAACCGGTCACTGTCGGTCTGCGGAAAGGTCGCGGAGACGCGCAAGTCGTGCATGCCCTTCTCCCGTTCATCGAGCGAGCCGAAGACCGCGTTCAGGGCGGCCTTCACCTTGGCGGCCTGCGCGTTCTCCTCTTCAATCCCGGCAAACGGATGGGCCTTGGCATAGTCGGCCGCGCCCTTCGCCATCTCCTTTCCCAAGATCTGCGCCGTGTTCTGCAAACCAAACTTCAGGCCGTTTTTGCTCGTGCCGTCGCCCGCGTTGAACTTGTCGCCGGACTGGTTGTTCAGGCCGAGAAACTCACCGCCCGCCATGAGCGAATCGAAAAGTGTCTTGCCGTTGCCGCCCTTGATGTTCTTCGACAGGTTCATGATCCCGTTGAAGTCGTCCTTCACGACGTTGAAGATTCCGTTCACCGCGCCCGCGCCCATCACCTTGATCTTCAGCCAGATCTGACCCAGCTTGTCGCCGGCCGCGTCGAGGGACTTCAACGTCTCGTCGGAGACGCGCAAGCCGTCCGTCGCCTTGCTCGCCTTGTCCATCCCCTCGGCCAGTTTCTCGAAGACCTCCCGCAACTTCGGCCCGATCTTGGCCCCGAACAGGTCGGAGGCCGTGTTGTAGGCCTCCTGTTTGTCGGTCGAACCCTGAATGGCGCGGGAGATCGCCTCCCACTGCTTCTCCGGGGCGAGGTTGATCAGGCCCTCGAAGCTCAGGCCGAGCTTGCTCAACTCGTCCCGCACGGGTTGCGCGCCCGCGGCCGCGTCCTGCAGCTTGGAGCGCAAGTTTTCCGTCGCCTTCGCCATCATCTCCATGTCAACACCGGAGTCGATGGCCACGGCCGAGATCGTCTGGAAGGCCTGCGTGCCCATACCCGCGTCACGGGCGAGGTCGACGATGTTGCCACTGAAATCGATCACGGATTTGCCGAAGGCGATGATCCCGGCCGCGGACAGGCCCACGCCCACCTTGCTCAGGGCGGAGCCGATCTTGCTGCCGATGTTGATGGCCACGTTGCTGGCCCGGTTCAGCTCCTGCGTGAACTGCACCGCGTTCGCGGTCACGAGGGTGTTGAGCTTGGCGATGGTGATGTCACTCATGTTATTTGGCGCGGATCTTCGCGTATTTCTTGACTGCAGCGTTCAGGCCCTTCTGGGCTCCGATCATGATCGACCGGGCGACCTGCGGACCAGCCGCCATCACCGCGGGCCGCATAAACGGACGTGCCTTGGTCTGTCCGCCCTTCTTCATGTTGTGTCCGAACTCCACGAGGTGAGCGTAGCGCGAGGGCTGGTCACTGTCAACCGCGCTTTCGCCCTTCTTCACCGGCTTGCCATTCTTAAACTTGCCCGTCCGTGGTCCCACCAGCGCGACCGCGACACCGCGCTTGCGGTCGCGCAGGACCTTGGAACCGATGGAGTCACGCAGGGCACCGGAATCGACGGGCGCATACATCTTGACGTATCTAACGAGGGGCTTTGCCCCCTCGCCCACGGCCTTTGCGATGATCGCCGTCCGCATGTTGAGGCTGATCCCGGCGAGCGTCGCGTTCAGCTCGTTCAGGCCCGTCAGTTCGATCTTGATCCCGGACTTCCCGACTGTTGCTTTTGCAGGCATTGACGAGGGCGGTGAGATGTGAGGAAAGGGCGCGTTGAGAGGCGATGCGGATCATCCGCTCCTGCTCCTCTCGCTTGGCCCGAGCCGCGTCGGTTTCCGGCAAAAAGTCCTCCGGCTTGAACGGCCGGACCCGCCGATGGTTGGACCACCGCGAGTTGAGGGCGTTGGCCGTAGACAGTGCGTAGGTGTACTGCCTTGCTTGCACCCACTGTTGGACGAGTGCCTCCCACTGCGGCTCGGAAAGGGCGTCGAACTCGTCATCGGAGAGTTTTAGCTCGAAGCGGGCAAAGGCCCATTCTTCGAGCCTTTGGCGTTTGGGTCCTCTTCGCCCTCCTTCACTGCCTTCGGCTGGACGGCGTTCCACGTCTCATGGAACTTGACCACGAGGTCGGTGACCTTCTCCTCGGTGATCTCCGGGACGAGCGACTCCGGGCTCGGAAATTCGCGCCGATCCTTCGGTGAGAGGCAGGCCCAGATCCACTGAATGAGGGCGGAGCCGGATTTTTCCGGGACGAGCAGATCCTGCGGCCGCGAGGGACGCGGCAACGTTCCCATGTAATATTCGGCCAGTCGGTCATAGGTGATGGTCCGCTCCTTGTCGAGCGAAACCTTCACCGGCAACGGAGCATAGGGGGCATTCGTGCTCATGGTCGGTTCAGGCTTTGGCTGGCGTGGCAGGTGCTGGCGCGACGGTGGCCTTCTTCGGCGCCTTCGCCGGCTTGGGGGCTGGGGCCGAATCGACCTCGCCGAGGACCTGCAGGTTTGGATTCTTGCCCTTACTGTGGGCCTTGCCGATGTGCTCCGGCACGACGACTGAATCGCCTTTCTTGCCGTACACCGTGCCGTGTTCGAAGACGTTACTCAAGACTTTGCATTTCAACATGGTAGGAGTGAGTTGAGGGTTGGGGTTGAACTTAGGCCGCGAAGGTCTCGGCCGTGGTGGCCTGATACTCGGCCACGACTTCCAGCATCCCGTCCTGTCCAATGGTGGGCAGGCTCCACTTGGTGTAGTAGCCGGAGAGGGAATACGTCGCCGCGCCCGCGTCGGGCAGGATGATATCGATGTACTCCTTCGTCTTGCCGGCATGGGCGGCCCGCATGCGCTCGTGCACGGTGTCGGCCGGGTCGTAGGCGAGAGTGATACCGAGGGACCGCAAGTCGCGCAACGGATGCGGGATGGCGGACTTGGTGACGGTGTCGTCGTGCGTCGTGGTGTCGATCATGGCTCGATCACCACCGTTGAAGGAGACTTCCTTGAGGCCGGGCACAACGACAGTGGGGCTGGCGGTGGCTGCGGCTTTGAGGGTCACCCCGAAGGCTGCGTTTTTGGTGCTCATTGCGTTGGATTATGCCAGAAGAGGAGGTCAAGCTGAGCGTTGTGCTTCTCGATCCCCGCCTCATGGAAAAGTCGTTGGTCTGGCCGGTTCACCTTCGTGCCGGTCAGGGCACCGGGCACCAGCAGCGCCTTGCGGACGAGTGCCCGGAGCGCGCAGGCCTTCTTGCTCGTGTCGCCCCAGCAGTCGAACTGGATGAGCGTCTGATCGAGCCCGCCGTCCGTGACACTGTCGCCGTCGTGCGTGGTCTCGGCCGCGGAGGAGACCTCTTGCCACACGATGTAAGGGTAAGGCGTGCCTTGTGGGGCTACGGTCGGATAGACGCGGAGCACCACGAGGGCCGCAATGTTGACGTCGGCCGTGAGCAGATCATAAAGACGTGTGCCAAGTGGGATCACGGTGTCGACAGCCACTTCACGATGGCCGTGCCCTTGACGAAGGTAACGATAGCACCGAGGCTACCGAGGGTGGAGACCACGATCAGACGCTCGCGCTTCATCCACCGGATCGCGTTCTCGTTCTTCTCCGCCAGCGTGCGCAGCGAGGTCAACTCGGTCGCGGTGGCGAGATGCTGCTGAATCAGGCCGATGGACTGCAAATTCGGATCTCCGATGAGGCGGAGATGGATGGCCTTGATATCGCCCGCGAGGGCGAGCAAGGGCTGGATGTGAGCGGAGAGCCCGCGGATGGCGGCCTCGCTCGTCTCCGTCTTGGAGGTCAACCGCTCGATGTCGTTGCTGAACTGCATCACGATGGCGTTGAGTTCCTCGTTCGCTGCGTGCCGGGCCTCAGCCTGATGCTCCAGCTTTTCGCGCAGCCGGCGGACTTCGGTGGTCAGTTCTTCTGAAGTAAGGCCGGGCATGGGATGAGCGGAATGAAAGGGGGAACTGGAAGAGTGACGGGCACGATCAGCGCCCCGGCCGCTCAAAGCGATAGGCCGGGGGCTGAAAGCGTTCTTATTCTGCCTGATTGGGAACAAGGTCGGCGAGGGAGTCCGTGGTTTCCTTGAGTTTCGTCAAATTAGCCGTGAACTCTTCGTCTGTGACTTCCGGGTCACCGTTGCCGGCGATCAGGTCATCGATTTGCTTCTGCAGGTCGGCGAGACGCGTGCTGATTTCAGTAAACGCCTCGGTAGACTTAGCGGCCGCATCGGCCACGATTTTCTTGATTTCGGATACTTTAGCCATGACTTTTTTCTCCAGTTTGATCAAGTCTGATTTAAGGACTGGTCCGGCCGGAGACTTGAGCCAGTCGGACAAACATTGCAACTCACAGCGAAGCTGGCCCACTTCGTGAGTCAAGTGTTGAAGACGGGCGTGATCGGTCGTCGCCCGCGAGCCGGCCGGGGCGCGAACGCGCAGCGGCCGGGTTGGTGTGAAGACTTTGCTGCGCGGAGGCATAACGGCTTAGCTCTTGGAGGGTTGCCAAGCCGGGCCGGCGAACTGGCCATCGGCGCGGTCGCGAAGTGACTTGTACTTCGCCGCGATCTCGGCCTGCTGTTCCGGGGTGATGGTGCCCTCCTGCTTGAACTGCTCAACCAACGGAAGGAGCGAGTTCGAGAGGGAGAGCGCCGCGTTCAGTGCTGCGATGATGCTGAGTGGGTCCATGGTGGGTTACTCGGTTGAAGTTGCGGTGGTGGCGGGCACGGCCATGTAGGTCGCAGCCTGCGTTAGCGCGGTCTGGATGAGAGCCAAGGCCTTCTGCAAGTTGACCTTGTTCTCCGGGGTGGGTTGGGCGGCATAGGTGGTGCGGAGCGCGTGCGCGCTATCGAACCAGTGCTTGGCGTTGAGGCGGATCGAATCGGCGAACTTGGTCACGCCGGGTGACTTGAGCAGGAGCGGCCGGTTCGTATACTCCCACGTCACGAACGTGTCGAGCACAGCGTAACTGGAAGTGATGGCGATGTCGGTCTGATACAGGAACGTGTCGCCCTTGTACTCACCCGCCGGGTCGAGTTTGACGTTGCTGTTGCAGCCGGGCGAGAACAGAGCGACACTCAAAAAGAGCGACGCGAACAGGACACTGATGCTGAGACGAGGTTTCATGTTTCCTTGTGGGTTTCGGGTTTTTCGGGCGAGAGCTTAAGTTCCTTGGCGTAATCACGGGTCACGACCTTCGGCATGTTCTCACCATAAACCACGCCGCGATAGATGCCGAGGATGCCGCCACCGGAGCGAAGTGCACTGTAGGCCTCAGCCAAGAGCCGGAAGATGAACAGCCACTTGACCGTGGCCGAGATGTCGGGCTGGTTGAGGATCTGGAAAAAGTCGTGCAGTTCGCTCATGGGATTAAGTGGGTTGCTTGTTCCAGAAGGCCTTGATCCACGCGATCAACTTCTCGACGAGCGAGATGTTCGCGTTCGAGGGCGGCAAAACCTTGAGGGAAAGTGTGATCGTCGCCGTCGTGCTGCCGGCCGAGTTCGAGACCTTCACCACGTACACGCCGACGTCCTTCTGTGCCATCCCGGTAATGGCGAGGGTTGCGGCCGTGCCAAGGAGTGTCGTGCCGCCATCCTTGGTCCACGCGTAGGTGAAGGGCGCCGTGCCGTCCGCGGTGACGCTCAGGGTCGCCGAGGCACCGGGCGTGACCGCGGTGTCGGCGAAGACGGAGGAAGCGAGGACGAAAAGCAGCAGGAAGGCTGCGAGAATGGTCTTATTTCGAGGGGGCATCGGATTTGACGGGTTGAGTTTTCTTGAGGAGGAACCGCCGGATGACCGCCAGTGCAGCAGGTTTGATCTTGGCGGCCGTGACTTCATCATCGGTGAAGCTAACAAGGCCGAGGTCAAATGTCAACTCTTCGTCGGCCTTGGTCTGGAGATCATCACCGAGGGCCTGCGCCTTCGCGTCCACGTCCGATGGATTCGATTTCGCCAGCGCCCGGATCGCCTTTTGAAACGCGACCTTGCCCTTGTCGAAGGCCTCGACCGCGGGCCGGAGGGCGTTGATGTCGTCCGCCACGATGACCGAGTTCGACGGGGTGAGGCCGGATTCAATGGCCGAGAGTGAAACGTACAGCTCCGACGCGTTCGAGCGCGAAAGTTTCAGCTGATCCGCCGAGGCAGAGAGCGCGTTGATCGAAAGCAGCGAGGCTGCGAGGATGAGGTTTTGTGTTTTCATTGTAGGGCTAAAGTTTCTTGTTCTTCTCCAGTGCGGTCACGCGGCCGCGCAAAGACTGCAGCTCGGAAACGATGACCGGCATCAACTTGGCCGTGTCAACGCCCCAGAGGAATTTGATGGTCGCGCCGTCGTCACCCTTGGTCACGGCCTGAGGGAAGACGTCGTACAACTCCTGCGCCACAAAGCCGATCTGATTCGGCTTGCCGTCCGCGTACATCTTCACCGTCGTGTCGATATCGAAGATCCGGGGGCGCAACGCATCAATCACGGCACCGCTGCCCGTGTAATCGCGGATGTTCTTCTTGATGCGGCGATCTGACGATACGTTGAAGGCGGACGCACGAACCGAGGTGTAACCGCCGAGGGTCGCGAGGACGAACGAGGCCTCGGTGTTGCCCTCGTTGCGGAGCGCGGGAAAGGAAGCAGTAGTCCCACCGATCTGATAGAGACCATTGGCCTGCGTGTTCGTGATCGTACCGCCAACCGTCAAACCTCCTCCGTTCATCTGATAATACATGCTCGTTCCTGAGTGAGTGTATCCGACCACAAAACCATTTGAAACGCTCGCGATTCCGGCTAGGATCAAAGTACGGTCCGCGCCACTGCTGCCGATCACCTGCATGTAGTAATTACCAGAAGTCAGTGCTACCGAAGCAATGCTAAATCCCGTCGTGCAAGAAACTGCTCCGGTCACAGACAGACCGGTCGAGGTTAGACGCGCTTGCATTCCGGTGCCACCGTTCCCCGAAAACGCGATCCCGGACGCGCCAGTCAGGACGGTGTCATAGGCCGTGCTTCCAGTAATGATCGCTCCACCCGTTGAACTCTCGATGCCGAGAAAGACGTTGCCCGACGTGTTCTGGATGCGCAAATACGCTTGACTCGTCGTGCTCGACTGAGCCGTGAACATCGCACCACCAGTGCTAGTCGAAGTGTGTGTTCCAGTGGAAGATAACGATCCTGTGACGGCAAGACCGGACGCTGACGTGTACTTCAACGCTGTCGCCCCACCCGCCTGATCATACAACATGAAGGCGTCAGAGTTGTTCCCGATAATCCCGCTCTCAATACCCATCTGCCATTTGATCACTGAGTTTCTCTCCCACAAAATATTGGGACCGAAAGAACTGGTCGCGGCTCCATTGATGATCACCGTCGCATTGTTAGACGCAACACCTGATCCGACCGTCGCATTCGAAGTAGTCGTCAGCCCTGTCACCGTCAAACCAGAAGTGCTAATGGTGGCAATCACCGTGTTATTCACGAAAAGCGCAAGATTCGCATTTGCGAAGGAACCAATCTTGGTCTTCGTCCCATCCCAGTAAAATTGCGACTTCAGCGCGGGCGAGGTGTCGTAGAGGTTGAGACCGGGCGAGGTGTCCTGACTTCGGATGACACCAAACACGCTCAACTTATGAACGCCGTCCGTCGCTCCCGTGCCGAAGTAGCTGTCGGCCGAGACGAACGTCCCACCCGTAACAGTAACACCAGCGGTGGCGAACGCGGCAACAGCCGACGCGCTGGCGACACCAGTTCGACTATGGATCGTGACCACGTTTCCTCTCAAGACGAGCGGAGTGTAATCGGTGGACGCGGAGTTGTTAGCATTGACGCTGGCGCCCGTCCCTGCAGTCGCGCCATTCAGCACAATCGTGTCGTGCGTTCCGTTAACGCCCCCGATGAGGTTGTCTCCCGTGATCGTACCAGACGCGGTCAACGTCGTGACAGTTGGAGCGGAACTCCAGATCGGAGCCGTTCCCGTACCCTGACTGATCAGTACCGAGCCCGTTGCCACCGCTGCGCGCGCCGACAACACAGAAGAAGAGGACGCATAAAGTAGATCGCCAATAGTATAGGAAGCCAGACCCGTTCCGCCCTTATTCGCGGCAATGGTAGTCGCGGACCAAGTGCCCGTGGTGATCGTGCCGAGGGTCGTGATCGTGCTCTGCCCGACGTAGGCCGAGTCGATATCGATGGTCGGATTGCCCGACACACCGTTGCCGTTCGTGATCGAGATCCGGCTCGCCGTGCCTGTGACCGTCCGGCCGGCGAAGGTATCGGCGGCCGTCTGCACGAGCAGGCCGTTGGTGTTGTAGGCCGCCAGCGAGGTCAACGTCGCGTCCAAGGGCTGATAAGTGCTGGACGCGCTGCTCGTCGTGAGGTACGTGCTTGTATCCACGGAAAGCGTACCATCGCCCGCACTGGTCTTGACAAAGCCGTTCGTCGTGAGGGAGCCCAACTTCAGACCGGAGATCGAGGCGGCCGCGCCACCGAGCGACACCGAGGTCGACCCGATGGTGACTGCACTGTTCGCCAAGTTCGCGTTCGCAATGGCTGTGCCGTTCCAGACGCCCGTGGTGATCGTGCCGAGCGAGGTGAGGGAGGAAGTCACCACGGATGAATTGAGCGTCGTGCCCGTCAGCGTGCCCGCGGCCGCCGTGACGGTGATGTTCGCCGTGCCATCGAACGCCACGCCGTTGATGTTCCTCGCCGTCTGCAGGGCGGTGGCCGTGCCCGCGTTTCCAGTGACGCTCGTCTGGTCGCCCGTGTTTGTGCCGGAGACGTCGGCCGTGTTCGAGACGGTCAGCGTCTTGCTCGTCGTGCCGCCCGCAATGGTGAAGCCCACGGTCGCCGAGGTCAGCGTCAGGCCATTGTAGGTCTTGCCTGTCAACGCGGTGGCGAGAAAAGAATTCGCGACGACCGTGCCATTCCAGACGCCCGTCGTAATCGTGCCGAGGGTCGTGAGATTCGCCGATCCAGCCCACGTCGAAAGCGCCGTGTTTTCCACGCTGCCCAGTCCCACGTCGCTTTTCGTCGGTGTCGTATAGGCGAAGACGCCCGCGCCGTCATTGTGCAACCACCCAGCCGCGTTCGCCAGTGCCGCGAAGGCGGTCAGCTTGGTGTTCAGGGGTTGATAGGTCGAGGCCGCGGTCGAGATCGTCAGATAGGTGCTGGCGGCCGTGGCCGTGGTCAAGTAGCTACCGAGCAGGGTGTCCGTCGCCGTCTTGGTGTAGTAATTAGTCGTCGACGCGGCCGCCATCGTGCCCGCGTCCGAGATCTTCGAGAGGGTCAAGGATGGGACGTCGGCCGCCACGAGCGCCCGGAAGACAGGTGACGCGGCCGCCCCGGAGACTGGCCCGGCCCAGACCTGATTCGCCGTCTGAGTCTTCAGAGCACCCGTCAGCGTACCTGAAATGGTCACCGGAGAGCCCGTCACGTCAAAGAGCGATGTGGGCAGGTCCAGTGCCACCGAGGTCACCGTGCCGCCACTACCTCCACCACCGGAGCCCGTGCCGGAGCCCGAATAGGACCGCCAGCGGTGGGACGTGTCGTCGTAGATCAGGACCGCGCCGACCCCGCCGGGCGTGAGGACCACATCCGCGCCAAGGGCGAACCGGTTCGCGGCCGTCGAGCTGGCGGACTCGCTGACAAGGGTGATGGCGTCCGCCGTGTCGACGTTGACCAAGTAGATGATGCGGCCATTCGGTGTCAGACCCGGCGTCAGGCCCGTGATCGAGCGGGCGGTATCGGCCGTGAGCCGGACCGCGGCCGCGTCCGTGATCCCAGTCGGGGCGTAGTTGTTTTGATCCGCGGTCAACGCCGCGTTGATGATGCCTGTCATCTTCGTCCACTTCTGGATGGTGAGCGTGCCCGCGAGCGTCTGGCCGTGACTGTGTGTCGCGAAGAAAGCAAAGGCTGCAATCAGGACCACGAGATAAAGGAAGAGGAATTTTTTCATAGCGCAGCTTGGATGCTGAGTTTGTAGCCGGGGCCGGGCACCGCAGCGCCGAGCTGAACGGTGAAGCCTTCCTCGGTCAGAGATGGGAGCACCGGGTCAGCATTGAAGACGAAGCCGTCCTCCGGGACGAGGAGCTGGACGTAAAGCCCAGTGGGCGGAGTGAGGAAAGCGACCGGGAACTCGACGTCGTGCGTTTCCTCGCCCTCGACCAGATCGACGACGAAGGACTGTGCGGTCGTGTAGAGCGAAGGATTCGCCTGATCGGGCAGGAGGCGGACGAACAGGTCGAGGTACTGGCGCCGGCCGATCTCGACCGGCTTGCCCACGATCTCATGCAGGGCACCCGCGTACAGGAGCCGCCACGTGGTCTGCACGTCCGCCCGGTACCGGATGCGGAAGGCGGCCACGTTTTCACTCTGCTTGGCGTCGCCCTCGAACCACTCGCGGCCCTTCTCCGCGGACCACGACGCCCAGACGTTCGTCAGGTCGGCGAAGGACTCGATGGCGCCCCCGATCTCGTCCCGCGTGATCACGGGAAACCGCAGCGTGATGCGCCGGTCGAGCGTTCCGGGATTTTGTCCGCGCAAGGGCATTACATGTTCCGGATTTTGAGGGAGCCGAGCAACGCCTTCGCGGCATCCGGCACCTCCGTTGCAATCGTGCCAATCACCACGTTGACGCGGTTCTCGTAAAAGGTCGCGGCTGTGAGCAAAATGGCGAGTTTCACCCGGCTCGGCAAGTTCGCGTTGTCCGTGCCCCACTGTCCCGTGGTCACGAGGATCTGCACCGGACACGTCACGTCATAATCGAGGGCGGGCAGGCCGCCGTTGACCCGGACCGCGCCCCGCAGGACGGAGAGGTCCACCTTGTAGCGCGCCACGTCGAGCGCGGTCAACACGCTATCGCTGGACCGGTTGTACTGGACCGCATCAACCGAGACGATGGGCGGGCGGACGAGTTCAAAGGTCCGGTCGTAGGCGACACCGAGAAAGCCCAGAAACCCGCGCCCGTTCGCCGCACGGGTCGAGTTGGGCCACCCGGAGTAACCGAGTTGATACTGCTGCAAAACGAACGAGCGATGACAGTATTCCTCGACCTTCTCGCGAGCGGCCGCGATGAGCAAAGTCAGATAGGTGTCGTCCTCATCGAAACCCTCCATCTTGCACTGCTTCTTCACCTCAGTTAGGGTCACGGGTTCGGTGATCGCGTCCTCCGGCCAGACCGGAATCATGGAGTCGGGTTTCATAGTGGAAAAAGAAACAGGCGGCGCCCGGTTTGACCCGAACCCCGCCAAATGGAGGAGCGCTCCGCGTACATCATAACCTCATGCCCCACAAGGACTTACAATTACGGATGCTCCTCCAATAGGTTACGCGCCAGCAATCAGTCCGAGCGCGATCAAGTCGGTCCGGATCTTCGTGCAGAACACGATACAGGATGCAAGGTCCGTTGGGACGGCCTGACCGGCGCCCGTTGGCTTGACGACGGGCGTCGCGCCATTGAAGCCGATCTTGCCTCCCGTGAGACCGATTTGCATGCCGTCAGGTTGAGTCTGGCTGGCGTAGAGTTTGCGATATGATGCCATGGTGAGTTCTCCTTAGCTATTTGTGGCGGTTTTTAACGTCGCCTTGGCCTTAGCCGTTTTGTTAGCCTTGGGCGCCACTGCCTTTTTGGCAGGAGTCGCTTTCGGCTTGTTGTTGAGAGCCCCTTCGGGCTGTGAATGATCAGGAACAGAAGCGCCGGTCTCGGCCTTCGTGTTGGTGTCCGTCTCCGGGGCGGATGGAGCAGCGACCTTCGACTTGAACTTGTACTGCTTCACCCGGCCAGACGACGCGCACCACAATTCAAGCGAGTCGTAACCATTCAAGCTGGCTTTCAGCTTGCGGAAGTTACGACGTTGCTCGCTGTACATCACCTCAGGACCGACGAGAATTTCGTTCGCGTCACCCTTAAAGGCGATGGTGATTGCTTTGTTCATACTGGTTGTGGGTCAGAGCCCAGTTTAAGCGGAGACGATGCGTTTCAGGGCCGCCGTTTCGCCGAGGGCGTAACCATAGTTACACTCAATCGTGCGCTTGACGGTGTCGGAGTCAGGATCACCCCACTCGCGATACTCAATCGTGATGCCGATGTCGTCATCGCTCTGAGCGCGATAATCGGTCAGTTCCATCATGACTTCCGGAGCTGGTTCAATTGGGCTGAACGCGACGAGCAAGGCGGACGGATAAACCGCGAAGCCCACCAAGTTTTCACCGTTCGCCGGAATCACGTTAGAAGCAGCGAAGTTGAACGAGGCGATGGATGGGAAGGCGCGGAGAGCGCCGTTCGAGTCACGGTTGTAGGTGGCCATACCACCGTTCGCGTTCATGTCCTTCTTCAGGCCGCCCGTGTAGGCAGGCTTGAGGACCAGACCGCGACGATCCAGCGGCCACTTGGCCTGCTCGACCGCAACCTCAATGTCGATCACGTCGTCAATGTCAAAGTCTGCCGCCAGACCCGTGAACACTGCCGCGCCATAGTTGGCGTTGGTGATGAGCGACCAGATGTCGGCGAGGATGTCCTCGGCGAGCTTGTTACCCTTGATCTGACCCAAGACTTCCGGGTCAAACGCACCACCGAGCCGGCGGAGTTCCGAGCTGGTGTAACTGAGGGGCTGATATTTGCGCTTGTTGATCGTGACGGGCTTGACCTGCGTGTCCGTGCCCAGATCGAAGACGTACTCACCATCGAAATCCTTCGAGGCGGCCGTTTCGAGCGGGTAGTAGGGCACGTCCACGATGTTCGTGCCCTTCAGGACGACGTCTTTGAAGACGGTCGAGAAGAGGCCGAGTGGGGTGAGGAGCTGTTTGAAGGCTTGCATCGCCGAGTCCAGAATGACGTCGGTCTGCAAACCACCAGACACCGAATTGGCGTAGCACACGATCACTGCAGGGCGACCGGTTGCGAATTGGAACACGAGGGCGAATCCGCACATCACAAAGGTGAGAAGTGCCGAGCCCCAGTTTTTGAGAGCGTTCATGTTATAGAGTTTCCAGTAAGTTAAAGGTTGCGACTCTGGATTACTCTTCGATCTGACGCATTGCCTGCTTGGCGACGAGCCGATTTTCACGAACCAGAATGCGACGATCCCGGTCGGACTTGCACGCCTTGTATTTCTTAATAAAGCTGGCGACGGCATCACCGTCTTCGCCTTCATCAGAATTGCTGGCGTTGTCCTTGTTCTTGGCGCCGGGCTTCTGCGCGGTCGTGGTGGCGCGGCTCTGGACGGCGTCAAGGACGAGATCCTTGAAGGCTTCCGGGGTCGTTTCACCAGCAAGGGCGGTCACCGTGATATCATTCAGGTCGCCGTCCTTGTTGTACTTGTTGCGCAGCACGATGATGTCATTGCGCCGTTTGTTCTCTTTGGCCGTGACGGCCGTGGTTGCCTCTTGGAGGGCTGCGTTTTTGGCGTTGGTCAGGGCCGTGGCGTGAGCCGAGGCCTGAGACGTTTGTTCGCGCTCCAGAGATGCAACCCGTTCAGCAAGGGCTTGAGCCTCTTCTGCAGTATAGACTTTCATGGTCTTGTTATTGGGTTGGTTCTGTTGCCCTCCGTTCGGGATGACCGGAGGAATTTTGCGAGCAATCGCGGCGAAGCGCTTGCTCGAATTAAAATATTCGCTGTATCTGGCGCAGGCGGCCGCCTCCTGCATCCCGATCATCTCGTCACACAGTCCGAGGTCGAGGCACTCCTGCGCGGTGAACCAGCTCTCCTCGTCCATCCATTCGCCGATGGTCTTGCGAGTCTGTCCACTCTTGGCCTCATACGCCGAGATCAGGTTTTCCTTCATCTTATCGAGGAGGTCGGCCATCTTGCGCAGATCCTCACTCTCACCTTCACCCACGACGCTCGGGTTGTGGATCATGATGAGCGAGTTCTCCGGCATGATGATGTGCGAGGCCGCCATCGCGATCACGCCCGCCATGGATGCGGCCATGCCGTCGATGTGCGCCGTCACCGTGCCGTTATGCTGCTTGAGCAGATTGTAAATCGCCGTGCCGTCCGTGATGGACCCGCCCGGCGAGTTGATGCGCAAGGTCACGTTCTTGCCCTTCGCCGCCTTCAGCCGGGCGGAGAAGTCCTTCGCCGTCGTGCCCCAGAATCCGATCACGTCGTACAACTCGATCTCCAGATCGCCTGAAGCTGCTGCTTTGAATTTGATGGGCATGTAAGTCTTGCGCTCCGCGTTGAAAGTTAGCTGTAGTAGGCGAGGTCGGCCTTCAGCGCGCCGGCCGCCACGGCCGTCGAGTCGGAGTTGACCTTGTTCAGCGTCGTCGCATAGGCGAGGCCGAGGGCGAACGGAAGGCCGTCACCCTTGATCGAAATGTCGAGTTCGGCGTTCGCCGGGACGGTGAGCAGCATGACCGGCACATCGGTGCCCACGGTCGGCGCGCTCGCCTTGTCGTAAATCTTGAAGTAACAGGCGACGGCGCCCGTGTTGCGGAGTTGGACTTTCTTCAAACGACCAGCCACGGCGGAGGCACTCGTCGCGTTGGTGGAGTTAGCAGCGGTCAGGGAGACGGTTTTCATGGATGACGGGATTTAGGTGAATGAAGGGAGATTACTGTTCCTCGGCGATGATCGTGACGAACCACGTCGGGGCGTTGGTCGTGTAAGTGGCCTTCGCCGTGATCCCGAGCTGGATCGTGCCATCGCCCGAAATCGTGAAGGAATCACCGAGGGTGTAGCAGATCCGGTCCCACGCGCTCGCCGTGGCTGGCGTGGCCGAGGTGGTGGAGAAGATGACGGGCGTCGAACTGGTCGTCACCGCGCCCGCCGTGTTCACGCGCAAATTGAAGACCGTGTTCTGGGCCGTCGCCACTGCGTTCCCCATCGTTGCGACCATGATCGACTTGATCACATACTTCTTATTGGCCGGGATGACGAAGGAGACGCCGGTTGTGGTCGCCGCCGTACTGCGCGACATCGTGAGCGTGATGGCGGTCTCAACCGTAGTGGCGCCGGCCGCGGCACTGTTTGCGTAAAAAGTGACCGGCACGCCAGCCCGGAGGGCGACGGAGAGGAACAGAGCGAGGAAGACGGAGATCAGGGTTTTCATTTGAGTTAGCGGGAAGGTGGCGGAGTCTTGCCGGGCGTGACGTCCTTCAACTTTGTGACGTCGACGAGAGTCGAGTTGACCAGATAGACGTCGCCGCCTTCGTAGCGGTTCATGTCCTCAGCGAGCCGGGCGTCGTTGGGTGACATCACGCCGCAGTTGACGAGCAGCGAGTAGGCCGTCGCACGAGAGGGAAAGTCACCACGCAGCAGATCACGGTCGTTGTGCTTAAAATACAGGTTCTTGCGCTCCGCTGGCGTCAGGAGCGTGAGCCGGCACCGTTGCTCGATGTTCGTCATCCACGGCCGCAGCGTG